AGCTGATGCCAGAATTGCACTACAACTTGGTGAAAATTTAGATTTAAGTAATCAATCAACATCAGAATTATCTGAAGATTCTAGTAATTTATATTATACTGATGCTAGAGCAGATAGTGCAGCAAGAAGCGCTTTGGTTGCTGTTGATGCAGGTGGTGATGGATCTTTTACTTATGATTCAGCTACTGGTAAATTTACATATACCGGTCCTTCTCCTTCTGAAATAAGATCTCATTTTTCTGGCCAAGGTGATTTAACTTACGATAGTGCCACTGGGGTATTTAGTTTTGATGTTGAGCAAGTTTATACTAAAGCAAACTTTGATAGTGACTTTAATGTTGCTATTGACTCAGCAACAACATCAGATTTATCTGAAGGTGCCAATTTATATTATACAACAGCAAGAGCCGACAGTGCTGCTCGAAGTGCTTTAATCGCAGTAGATGCAGGTGGCGATGGATCATTTGCTTATGATTCTTCTACTGGAAAATTTACTTATACTGGACCAAGTGCAACTGAAGTTAGAGATCATTTTACTGGAGGAACTGGTATTACTATTTCTTCTGGTGATATTAAGATTGATTCAAGTGAACTCACAAGTTTATATAGACAGACAATAAGAACATATCTTAATGTTGTTGACGCTGGAGGAGATGGATCATTTGCTTATGATTCAGCTTTAGGAAAATTTACTTATACTGGTCCATCAGCTGGTGAAGTAAGAGCACATTTAACTGCAAATAAAGGTTTAAGTGTTTCCTCTGGTGAGTTTAATATAGATTCTGCAAATGTTAGAGGAATGTTTAGTGGTGGAACTGGAGTAACTTATACGAATGGATCTGGAGTTATAGCAATAGGACAACCTGTTGGCACTACAGATAGCGTTACTTTCGCAGGAATGACTGTTTCTGGAAACTTACAAGTTAATGGAACAACAACTACAGTTAACTCAACAACACTAGACGTTGCTGATAAGAACATTACAATTGCAAAAGGAGCCGTGAATGCAGCGGCAGCCGACGGTGGAGGTATTACCGTCGATGGTGCTAATGCAACTTTAACTTATGCTGCAACTGGAGATAAGTTTGTTTTTAATAAACCATTTGAAGGAAGCTTCTTAGGTAGTGACAGTGACTTTGATGCTCGACTTGCAACAAAAACAACTACTAATTTAGCAGAAGGAAATAATCTTTATTATACAACAGCTAGAGCTGATTCAGATGCAAAGGCAGCATTATTTGCAATAGATGCTGGAGGTGACGGATCTTTTACCTATGACTCTTCATCAGGCGTTATGACATATACAGGACCAAGTGCCACCGAAGTAAGAGCACACTTTACTGGTGGTGTAGGTATAGGATTAGCTTCTGGGGATATTAAAATTGATTCGTCAGAATTGTACTCTCTTTATAAACACGATGATTTTGCAGATTTTGTAGCTGACGAACATATTGCTCATAGTGGAGTTTCAATAATTGCCGGTAGTGGATTAACTGGTGGTGGAAATATTACTACAAGTAAAACATTAAATGTCATTGGTGGTAAAGGCATTATAGCCAATGCTGATGATATTCAAATTGATTCTACAAATGTCAAAGGAATGTTATCGGCAACTGACGCTGGAGGAGATGGTTCTTTTGCCTATAATAATTCTACTGGAGTTTTTACTTATACAGGACCAAGTTCTTCTGAAGTACGAGCTCATTTTACTGGTGGAACAGGAATAACCTATAATTCTGGCACTGGCGAATTTACAACTACAGACGCAGACATTGTTCACGATAATTTATCAGGTTTTGTTGCTAACGAACATATCGATCATACTACTGTATCAATCATTGCTGGTAAAGGTTTAACTGGTGGAGGTACAATAGCTGCTGACAGAACAATAAACATAGATTCGGCAAATGTTAAAGAAATGTTATCTGCAACTGATGCTGGTGGAGACGGAAGTTTTGAATATAATAATTCAACAGGTGTATTCACGTACACTGGTCCATCAGCCGCTCAAGTAAGAGCACACTTTACTGGAGATAAAGGTTTAGTTTATAACAGTACTACGGGTAATTTTGATATTGACTCTTCAAATGTTAAAGGTATGTTCTCAGGTGGTACTGGTATTACGTATAATTCTAGTACTGGTGCTATAACAACCACCGATGGTGAGATTATTCATGATAATCTTTCAGGATTTGTCGCAGATGAACATGTAGCACATAGTGGTGTGTCAATAATAGCCGGAAAAGGTTTAAGTGGCGGTGGAACAATTGCTTCATCGAGAACTTTAAATATTGATTCAGCTAATATCAGAAGCATGTTTTCGGCTGGAGGTGATCTATCATATAATTCAGGTACAGGTCAATTTAGTTTTGACGTAGAGCAAGTCTATACAAAAGCAAACTTTGATAGTGATTTCAATGTTGCTATTGATTCTGCGACTACCAGTGATTTATCTGAAGGAACTAATTTATATTATACAGATGCACGGTTTGACACTAGACTAGCAACAAAAACCACAGCTAATCTAGCAGAAGGAAGTAATCTATATTATACCAACGCAAGAGCTGATGCTAGAGTTAATCTACAAACTGGAGCTAATTTAGATTTAAGTCAAAAGTCTACATCAGATCTTGCAGAAGGAACAAACAAATATTATACAAAAGCTAGAGTTGACAGCGATTTTGATGCTTCATTTGCATTAGCGTCTACTGATAGTTTATCAGAAGGATCTACTAATTTATATTTTACTAACGAAAGAGTTGATGATCGAGTAGGTGCGTTAATAACTGGTGGTGTTAATGTTACCACAACGTATGATGACGCAGCTGGTACACTAGAAATTAAAGTTCCATTTGAAAATATTGATGATCGTGTAGGAGCTATTTTAACTGGTGGAAGTGGTATTGATGTAAACTATGATGATCCAAATGCTACTGTTACTATTACTAACACACTTAACACAAGTGATTTTCCTGATAGTGCTTTTGTAACTTCAAGGCCGATATCAACTTTTACAAATGATGCTTTATATTTGGACAGTACCACTGTTCAAGGAGTTATAAGTTCAGATTATATTCAATCTAATCAGATACAATACAACACAAGTAACTTTACAGATTCAACATTTGTGACCGGTCTTCCAATAAGCACATTTACGAATGATGCAAACTATTTAGATAGTACTTATGCCGCGGCATTAATTGATTCAGCTCATATTAAAGCAGTTGTTGATTCTGCATATGTTCAACTAATCCAGGCAGACCTTCAGAGAGACTCTGGATTTATTTCTTCAGTAATTACTGGCGGCACTTTAAATATGGGTGCTAATAATATTATTACAACTGGAAAAGTTTTATTTGCAAATATGTATTCAACTGAAGGAGATTTGCCGAATGCTACTACCTATCATGGTATGTTTGCTCATGTTCACGCGACTGGAGCCGGTTATTTTGCACACGGTGGAAACTGGATAAAACTTGCAAATAATAGTCAACTATCTAATTCAAGTAATTGGGATACAGCATTTAGTTGGGGTAATCATGCAAGTGCAGGATATCAGTTAGCAGCCACTGCTCTTGATTCTGCAATGGTTTACAGATTTACTATTGATTCAACAAGAACTAGTGCGTTGGTTGATTCAGCGTATATTCAAGCGAGGCAAATACAATATAACACAAGTGATTTCTTAGATTCAACAACCATTACAGGTGTTGTTAATAACGCTTATGTTCAAGCAAGACAGACTAGTTATAATACAAGTGATTTTACAGATTCTGCATTTGTAACTGGATTGCCAATTAGTACATTTACGAATGATGCAAACTATTTAGATAGTACAACAATAACAGGTGTCGTTAATAACGCTTATGTCAGAGCTAGACAAGCTCTTATAGATTCAGATCTAACAAAGCTGCTAGTCGACTCGGCTTATATTCAATTAAGAGATAGATTTCAAGATTCATCTTTAGTAACTTCTACTGTTGATTCCTCATATGTTCAATTAAGAGTTCCTGAAACTTATCTATCAACAATAATAGATTCTGCTTATGTAATCAGAAGAGGAGGAGCTGTTCTTGACTCTGCCTCAATTGCTTCAGGCGTTATTGTTACAACTGTAGATGATGCCTATGTACAGGCTAGACAAATACAGTATAACACAAGTGACTTTTTAGACTCAACAACGGTCACTGGAGTTATTGATTCGGCTTATCTTCTTAACACAGGTTTTACAGTTGCAAGAGCCAATCAAGTATATGTTGATGAGTCTGAAGACGATAATGTTGCTTATAATGTTATATTTGAGAATACAAATCCATCTGGTAATGGTTATTCTAGAATGCAGGTTGATGGTCAAGTATTTACGTTTAATCCAGCTACTAATAATTTATATGTGCTCGGTCCTATAACTAGTCGAGGTCTAGACCAAAGTGTTGGAGGATTAATTCAAATTCAAAACCGTGATGCATCAATAAATGATGGTCAGAAATTAGGTAGTATTGAGTGGAGTGCACCTTTAGAAGGAAGTGGCAGCGATGCAATTACAGTTGCTGCAGCAATTACAGCTGAAGCTGATGCTGCTTTTAGTTCTACAAATAACTCTACAGATTTAGTATTTAAACTTGGTACTTCCGGAGCTGCTACTGAAGTTGCGAGAATGACTCACGAAGGAAATATGAGTTTATCGTCAGGTACTATGTTTGCTACTGCATTTTCAGGCGATGGTTCAGCTTTAACTGGAATAACTACTGGCTTGGATTCTGCTCTGACTACTCAACTTATCGATTCAGCTTATATCGCTTTAAGAACAACTGCTGGTACCGACTCAGCAACTGTTATTAGCTTAATAGACTCAGATTATGTTGGAGCAAGAGTATCAGGTGTCGTCGCACCACAGTTTACAGACTTTAGATATAAAGCTGATTCAGGTCAAACATTATTCTCAGGTGCCGATCTCGGTGGAGCATCTTTAAACTTAAGAGCTGATAATTTTAATGTATACTTAAATGGAATAAAATTAATTGATTCTGATTTTACTGCAAGTGTTGCTAATAATACTGTAACGTTAACTGAAGGTGCTGATAGTGGTGATGACATTGTTATTACTACAATTGAAGGAGATATAGTAGACGCAACTAATGTTGTTGATTCAGCATATGTTCAGGCTAGACAAGAAGGAGTAAATGCAACATTTAAAGACTATAAATTTGTCGCAACAGCAAATCAAACAGTGTTTTCTGGTAATGATGCAAACGGAACTGCACTAAGCTTTGAAACAAATAAGTTTCATGTGTTACTAAATGGAATAAGACTAGACGCAAGTGACTTTACAGAAAGTGCAGATAATAATAAAATTACATTAGCGGCTGGAGCTGCTGCAGACGATGAACTAATCGTAAGTACTATAGGAACAGAAAAAACTACGACTCTCGCATCAATAACAAGTACCGTTGATTCAGCATATGTTCAGGCAAGACAAGCAGATATTTTTAGAGATTCGGCTTACATCGCTAATATAGTTGATTCAGCTCTTGGAACTATCAATGTTATTGGTCCTAGTGGTCCAATCGTTATTGGTTCATCTACACCTGAAACAACAATATCCGGTGGCACTCCCGCAATGCAAGTTGTTGGTTCTGGCTTTAACGGTACACAATCAATAACAAGAAGAGACAACGGACAGTATGGACCTTCTTTAATACTCGCAAAAAGCAGAAACACAACATCTGGAAGTCATACTATAGTTCAAGACGGCGATACGTTAGGTAGTGTAATTTTTATCGGTGATGATGGAACAGATTTAGACACATATGGTGCCAGTATTACAGCTAAAGTTAATGGAACTCCAGGTTCCAACGATATGCCAACGAGTTTACATTTCAATATTAATAGGGGGACAAGTACTCCTTATGAAGCAATGAGAATAAATCATTTCACTTCGACAGATAACCTTCTACATCCTAGATCAATGTTTGGTTGGAACATTACCGGAGGTAATACAAGAAATGTGGCGATGCATGTTGCTGGTCACAGATATTATTTTCCAGCATTGGCATTAGAAGATTACGATGATGCAACTGCCTACGCAGGAACATTTGTGTTATTTTATAGAAATAATACTCATGCTGGTTCAATTACTAGTACATCTGCATCATCAGTAAGCTATGGAACAAGCTCAGATTATAGAATGAAAAGTAATGTTGCAGATTTAGACAGTGCAATAGATATAGTAAAAAGTTTAAAACCAAAGAAGTTTAAATGGAAGAGTGAAGACAGCGCTGATTATGATAATCCTTTTGTAATGGGATTCATAGCGCATGAAGCTGACAGCGCAATACCACTGAGTCAAGGAATAGTCATAGGTAGTAAAGATGAAACAGATAGTCATGGAAATCCTAAGATGCAATCAATGGACTATGGTAAGATGACACCACTAGTAGTTAAAGCATTGCAAGAAGCTTTAGAAAAGATAGAAACCTTAGAAGCAAAAGTTGCTGCGCTTGAAGGAGGAGGATAATGAGTAGAGCAAGAAATCTTTCAGATTTAATAAATGGAATATCAGCAGATAAGATTACCTCTGGAACTTTTGCTGATGCTAGAATAAGTTCTTCTTCTGTTACTCAACACGCGAGTTCAGTAACAACAGCAGAAGGAACGTGGAACTTGAGTGTATCAGCAGGAAACGTAGCTACACATAGCAGCAGATATGTAAGAGTTGGTAATTTAGTTTCTTGTACTTGGTGGGGCGATGGAAGTGCACTACCAACTTATAATACAACGCTTTTCAATTTTGGTGGGTTACCTATTACGCCTAAGAACACTGGTGACGCTTCAGATATTGTTGGGTTTGGATATTATTTAGGAAAAACAGAAGGTGCACCTAGATTATGGGTTTTATCAGGTAGTAGCACTATATATTTTGGACGAGGTGGATATGTGTATGAGCCTGATGATACAACTACAGGTGGCCTATATAATCAAATAACTTCAAGTAGTTCATTTAGATATAACAATTCAAACATGAATAGCCAACTGAATGGTGATACCCACGCATATTTTGCACTTCAAATTCATTATTACGTATAGGAGAAATAAATGAGTTATACAACAACAAAACATTTGTATTCAATAGATGTAATGAGGACAAGTGATAATCATGCATGCGCATTTATGGCAAAAAAAGTGTTGTTAGATCCAGATTTAGTTGATTCATCTGGTAATGTCATACAAGCTGGAGCAGGTTGGATAGAATCTGATTACAACTGGGATACTGAACTACAAAGAGTTTTTGGAGAGGTAAATACTGATCTTAAAACAGAAATAGAAAATCATTTTACAGACAGTTGTAAAGCAGCTTATGCAACTTATATAAAGGGTGGATAATGACAAGAGCTCGAGAAATAGCAAAGTTAAATAGAAACATATCATCAAGTTTGATTACAGGTGCTATTCCTGATAGTTTACTTACTGGTGTGGATTCTGACTTGGTACAACCATTGATTCCACATTCATACATTCAAGATAGAGAGGCTGATTTAGAAATCGTTGAATGGAACATAGGAAACAGTAATAATAAATCAGTCAATACTTGGTACGATTTCACTACAACCTTGTCAGCAGGAACATGGTTGCCATTATACAGAGGATACATGTGGTATTTTGAAAATCATGGTAGCTCTAACATAGAAGGAGCTTATATGCAAGTCATCTACTTAGGATCAAGTACTCAAGGAGAACAGTATGGAAGTGGGTATACTGTTATGCATAAGTGGGGAAATGCTTCGAACTCTATAGGTGATACCTCTTCTATTGTTTTTCCAAAGTTTACTCTAGCTTCTAGTTCTACCATTTATTCGAGTTGGAGAGTTACTGAGTATGGAAGTAGTAGTAATTATTGGATTAGAATGAGTGCCAGCCGCGGTTGGACATTTGTGAGGCTAGCATGATGGAAAACCCACCAATTTGGACACCAACAGATAGTGATAAAAAAGCAACTATAGATATGATACTAGTAAGACAATTCCCTAACGCTAAGTATAGATTTTTAAATAACGAATTGGTATGGGAAGATTCAAGTCCTCAACCAACAGATTCAGACTTACAAGAAAGAATGAGAATGTTTGATAGCGACCAAGGATTAACATAGTATGGGACTACAAAAAATGACAATGCAAAATGCGCTAGAAAGAGATAGAGTATTTGCATATAATAAAGGTACCGTTCTTGGAAATGGTAGAATTGTTATTGCAGAGGAGCATTTTGTAAAAAAATATTATTTTAATCAAAGACAATTTAAAGAAATAAAAGACTGTGTTGAAATGATGAAAATATTTCACTCAGACTTGTTTGTCGATATGTTTGAAAAAGACTTTTTGTGTGTGACTATGAATAGAATTGATTGTTTAGGTGATCATTACAACAGAAGTAAAGAAACACAAATAGGTGATTACAGATCAAATATAAAAAACTATTTAAAATTATATGAGGTGTTTGGAGATAAGAAGTGTAAAAGAGATCTTACACCAAACAATTTATTATATAGAAAATCTGATTCAAAGTTTTTTATAATTGACTGGGATAACGTACAGCATTTCGATAACGAAGAAGAATGTTATACATTCTATAGAGATCAGTTATGTGACTATAGATGGTCAGAATGGTATGAGCTAGATAGAAGTGAAATAGTAAAAATCTTTCAAGAAGAATGGAAAATAATTTCAAGTTAGAAAGCTAAACTTGTATAAATAATCTAAAATATGGAGAATCAATATGGAAAATGAAATAATTGAAAACAGTGACGAATTGGATACAGAAGATACTGAAATGCAAGACGAAGATCAGATTGTAGATGAAGTCGAAGATACTGAGATGGAAGCCGAGGAAATAGAACCAGAGGCTGAAGTTGAAGTAGATCCTATTTCTGAGCTTATAGGTTCTATTGAAGCAAAAGATTACGTTGCTGCTAGTAACACATTTAATGATATACTAGGGCAAAGACTACAAGACGCGTTAGAAACCGAAAAGGTTGCTATCGCTGATACTTTATATAACGATACACCGCCAGATACTACAGATGAAATTTCAGACGAAGAAATAGAAGATACTGAAGAAGATAATACAGCACAATATGAAGAAGAATCTGTAGCCGCAGCATGAAATTCACAGATTTAAGAAACTCTTTGATTGAGAATAAAAAACTCAAGTTGAAGGGAACTACGATCGAAATAAAGAAAGTAGGTCGAATGTATCGTGCTATGGTAGACGGTGACAAGTTAGATGATTATGCGACTGAAATGCAGGCCATGAAAATGGCCAAAGAATTTATAAAACAATATAAAGGAAGATAAATGAAGCTAATTACCGAATACACACAGAATGACATCCAGTGCATGGTCACCGAAGAAAAAGGCGGAAAGAAGAACTACGTCATTGAAGGTGTATTCGCACAGGCTGAAAAAGAAAACAGAAACAAAAGGTTCTATCCTAAAAGTGTATTAGAACCTGCTGTTGAAAAGTTCGTAAAAGAACAAGTAACTACAAATAGAGCTGTTGGAGAATTAAATCATCCAGAAGGTCCAACAGTTAATCTGGATAAGGTTTCACATCGCATCACCGAAATGAATTGGGACGGTGATAACGTGATGGGAAAAGCGCTTGTATTAGATACCCCAATGGGAAACATTGTAAAAGGTCTCCTAGAAGGTGGTTGTCAATTAGGCGTTTCAACTCGTGGTATGGGAGAACTTGAGGATAAGAATGGGACAGCCCATGTGAAAAAGGGTTTTCATATGGCAACTGTCGACGTTGTACAGGATCCATCTGCACCAGACGCTTTTGTTAATGGGATAATGGAAGGTGTCGAATGGGTATGGAATAACGGTGTTATAGAACCTCAGGTTATTGAAAAAATTGAGACTGAAATTAAAAAAGCTCCACGTGCGAACTTACAGTACGTACAGGAAGTTGAGTGGCAGAATTTCCTCTCGTTGTTAAAATCTAAATAAGGGAGACAACATATGTCTGATCAAATCGAACAGGATGTTGAGCTTACCAATGAAACAGAGGAAGCTCTATCCGAAAAAAAGCATGCTAAGAAAGCTCATGAAGCTATGACGAAGCATGATCCAAAAAATGCAGAAGCTCAGTCTTTAGCATCTACAGACGCTGCTGGTGAAGTGACCACACAGGCCAAAGAACCAGGCGGAGCAGGTGGAAAAGCTGATCCAATGCCTAAACTCACAAAAGCCGGTATGGTCAACGCAATGTACAAAAAAATAAAAGGTATGAAGAAAGACGAAATGTCTAAATTATACCAAGGCATGTACGGCGAAAGCGTTGAAATCGAAGATGAAGTGATCACTTCAAATCATGACGAAGATCTTGACGTTCTTATCAAGAGCGAAGAGTCTCTATCTGAAGGATTTAAAGAGAGAGCTGCTACCATATTCGAAGCTGCTGTAAATTCTAAAGTGAAAAAAGCTGTTGCTGAAAAGGATGCTGAAATTGAGGCTGAATTGGCAGAAAGAGTGGAAGCACTTGAGGAGCAATATAAATCAGATATCGAGGAAGGTCTTAACGAAGCCAGAGATGGCCTAGTGGAAAAAATCGATAGCTATCTAAACTACGTTGTTGAAACATGGATGCAGGAAAATAAACTCGCTGTCGAAAAGGGTTTACGAACTGAAATCGCTGAGACATTTATGAATAATCTAAAAGATCTATTCAAAGAGTCTTACATTCAGGTTCCTGAGTCTAAAGTAGACCTAGTTGATGACTTAGTTGATCAAGTCGAATCACTTGAAGAAGAACTAAATAAATCAACTGAACAAGCTATGACTATGAAAGAAGAAGCTGATAAACTAAGACGTGCTATTGTAATCAAGAATGCGTCTAAGGACTTAGCAGATACTCAAGTAGCAAAGCTTGAAGAACTCGCCGAAGGTATTGATTTCGAGGACGAAGATACTTTTACTAAGAAGATCGAAACTTTAAAAGGTTCATACTTTTCAGATACACCTGAAAAAGCCGTTGAGGCACAGGCTGCTGAAAAGATAGATGAAGCTACTGAAGAAGAAGGTCAACCAGTACAAGAAGTTTCTTCTAACATGGAAAAGTATCTGACAGCAATACGTCAAAATTCTTAATTAGGGAGACAAATAAATGTCTAATTATTACAAAAATCTAACTGAAAAGTGGGCACCAGTGCTCAACGAAGAGTCAGCGGGTGAAATCAAAGACTCTTACAAGAAAGCTGTGACTGCTGTTATCCTTGAAAACCAAGAGGCAGCATTAGCAGAGCAGCGACAGACACTAACTGAAGCTGCACCAGGAAACGCAACAACTTCTATCGATCGTTGGGATCCTGTATTAATCTCACTCGTAAGACGAGCAATGCCAAACTTAATGGCTTACGACGTCTGCGGTGTGCAGCCAATGACTGGACCAACTGGCCTTATCTTCGCGATGAAGTCAAGATTTGGTGCAGGAGCAACAGGTTCAACTGAAGCTCTATTCAACGAAGCAGACACTACATTTTCTGGTGACTCTGCTCTACCTGCCGCAAGTGGCTTCCAAGGTAACTCAGCTGGTGCACAAGGTGCCGATCCATCAGGTCTCGGAACTTTAGCAGCTGTTGACTCAGCCGGTGCTGCTGCTAACACAGGTGTTGGAATGGCAACAGGAAACGCTGAAGGTCTAGGATCTTCAGGAAGTGGACCTTCTTCAACTTTCAACGAAATGGGATTCACCATTGAGAAAGCTACTGTGACTGCAAAGTCAAGAGCGCTCAAAGCTGAATACAGCTTAGAACTAGCACAAGACCTTAAAGCGATTCATGGTCTTGACGCTGAGACAGAACTTGCAAATATTCTGTCTACAGAGATTCTTGCTGAAATCAACCGTGAAGTTGTTCGTACTATCAACTCACAAGCAATCATCGGCGCACGTCAAGACAACGTTTCTACGAAGGGTATTTTCGACCTTTCTACTGACGCTGACGGCCGTTGGTCTGTTGAAAAGTTCAAGGGTTTGATCGTACAACTCGAGCGTGAAGCAAACGTAATCGCTAAAGAAACTCGTCGCGGTAAGGGTAACATGATGATCTGTTCTTCAGATGTCGCTACTGCTCTTGTTGCTGCTGGTATGTTGGATTACACGCCTGCTCTTTCTACGAACCTTCAAGTAGATGACACTGGTAACACTTTTGCTGGTGTATTGAATGGTCGTACTCGTGTATACATCGACCCATATGCAGTTGCAGACTATGTAA